TATAATCTGTCGCATGAATGATACAGCATACACACACAATGTTGTACGAGATGTTTTTATCGGTTGTTTGAGCGGGATCTTGAAGGCCCCCTCAATCTTGAGTTTGTAATATCTCTGGAGGATATACGATGTATCAAAGTGTTACCATTGCGGGAAATCTTGGCCGCGATCCGGAAATGCGCTTTTTCCCAGACGGAACAGCTGTGACTAATTTTAGCGTCGCGACGAATCGTCGATGGACGGATGGGCGTAGCGGCGAACAGAAAGAAGAAACGACATGGTTCCGCGTCAGCGTGTTCGGAAAGCAGGCAGAGGCGTGTAACGAGTACCTATCTCAAGGGCGACAGGTCATTGTAGAGGGCCGCCTTATCCCAGACGAGTACGGCGGACCAAAGGTATGGACCGCGCAAGACGGGACCGTACGCGCATCATACGAGCTACGGGCAAACACAGTCCGCTTCCTCGGCGGCGCAAGTGACTCGCAGGCTGGCGGCGACAACGTCCAGCGCCCAGCTGCAGCGCCGCGTCAACAGGAACAAGAAGAGGACGAGATACCCTTTTAGTGATGGATAGCTTATAGCCGCGGTGGGCCGGGGCGCTAAGCGCCTCGGCCCTTATCATCAGGAGAAAATATGGAGAGCTCGCTTTACTCACAGGCAAACCCGGACGTAAATCTTGAAGCAAAGGATTTTGACGAGATACTGAAGCAACTGCCAGAGGATCAGGCCAGGGAAGTCCTCTTGTCGATTAACAATTTCAAGGCAAAGGCAAATGCTATGTTTGACAGGCCTCTGCGATGGTTCGGCCCCTCAAGTTATTTGGAGGTACTGCTAAAACTCCGGATGTATGACATAGCGAAGCAAAACGAAATCGGCACAAACATGGCAAAAAAGAGTAATGTGAAAGACGTAATGGAGACCGTGCGGTGAATAAGTTTGGCGTGCCGATAGCGTTCTCTGACGAAGAGATCGAGGAGCTAGTTGAACTTGCGTATGGGCGCCAAAGCCTGAAAGAAGACCTTGGTGTCGAGACCAAAAAACTAGATAGCAGATCGTCGGACGGAGACCTGCATTACGTCGGCCTAAAGGCAGAGATGGCCGTGGCCAAGCTGATGGGCCTCGAGATAGATCGCGATCACCATGGCGACGGCGACCGCGGGTATGATTTTGTGTGGCGCGGGTTGACGATTGACGTTAAGTATAGCCAGCGTGATATTAAGTACGAGATGCCGACCTGGCCGACGGCGGATATTCTAGTTCTTGTCCAGCCACTAGACCAGACAACGGCATATAAATCGTATTTTGCCCCGGCGATAAGAGATAGTAACCCGTCAAATTACAGACATCAATGGAGAAATGTGCTCGTCGTTGGCTGGATTACGAGCGAGCATTTCAAAGACAACTACAGCGTCGTCGAGCTTGGCGGAATTGACAAGAAGTTATACTTTGCTCATAATATGAAGATGATGGAATCATTACTTCCATATGCAGAACGTCTTGAAAATGAGCGCTCCGCCAAGGTGCGTGCAACCCTAAGAGAGAACGCAGATAATGAAGACGGGCGAACGAGCTCAGCGGGAACTTGACATCCTGTTTGACGAGTTAGATCAATTTAAGTCAACCGAGGTATGCAGGTTTACGGGAACCTTCCTGGCCGCGCTTGCCGCTTCCTCAGTCCTAGCAGTAATAACTGTAGCGATCTCCGAGTTCTTTCTCAAGAACGACATACACACATCATACGAGCACGCCAAGTACATCTATATTCTGTCCCTATCCGCCATCATGATCTGGTGCAGTGCGTTGAGAATAAGAAGGTTCTACATTGACAGATAAACAAAAACCCTGTGGAAAAGTATTACATATGAATATTGATTCTGCTGGGATACAGGCTGATAGCCTGGAATCACAGTACGGGCTACCGCCGAATATCTACCCGTGTGCCGTATGCTCCACATACTTTGGCGTAGATATATTCCATGTTGGGTATGGATACGATGCAGAGAAGTTAAGCAAGAAGAAGAGGCGGCGCCGCAAGTGTACTACATTCAAGAAAAGGAGACGCAAGGGTGGCGATTCAAAACGCACTACTACTGATTCATAGACTACACGAGGCGATGACGGCGGCCAATGCCTGCTTCGCGTTTGATGATGAATATAATTCTATAGCCCTTGTTATGTGCGACGATAGCGTCGATATAGACATCGAGGGCGAGTGGTACGAATGCGAGAGTGAAAACTACTTACGCTGGTACGTATCCATATCTACCAACGAGTTCAATTTTGAGGTAAGCCATCTCATGTCAGAGGAAATCGTTGGCCCAGGAAATGGATCGTACTTAAAAGGTGTAGAATATAGAATAGATCCTGGCTATCAGGGCTGGGTCGTTCGTAGTCCGATAGGGGAACTGCACGTCAGCGACGACACATTCTGGGATCTATTAGAGAAACACACGCAATAAAAAAGGGGCTGGATTTCTCCAGCCCCTGGCCCCCCTCAGAGATAACCGGCCTAGACCGGATTAAAACTAAGCCCAAACTGCCTGAGCAGCGGTTGGAGTACGGAAGCTCACACCACCATCGGCGTTGTAAGGCGAAGTTGGATCGCTTTCACGCAGATGCTGTAGCGGGATGTACCTGACGTAGTCAAGACGGCCAGCCAAGTGTGGCGTACGCAGGACAACTCGTGGTTCAACTTTTAGCGACAGTTGGTAGCACCAGCGATTCTGATCGACAGACCAGCTATACATGCCATTGTCTGTCCAGAAGTAATCGGGTGCACCTGGGAATTGTGCAAGCTGAGCCGTATCGGGTTGCGACTGACGGTAGTCAACGTACTCGATGTAGGTGGCAGGGATGTTCCCGCCGATGGTCAACGGAACAAAGTAGATTGAAGAGGCGAATTCGCCAGCGCCAAGATTGCCGTTGTTGATGTTGTTGTGCTCGAAGATGCCGCTATCGGTCACGACTTCGTATTCGCGGCCATTGATAGCAAGCTTCATTTCCCGGCGCATAGAGTCGCGTTGCGCGACGGTCTCGGCGCCGTTCAGGAACAAGGTAACACCAGCGGCGGGGATGCTAGCGGAACGGTCGGTGTGATAAACGATTGGCCACACAGCGCTTAGCTCATGCCAAAGCTGCGGACGCATCACAATCACCCAATTAACCGGAAGCAGTCCCATTTTCTCGGCGTTGTTGTACAGGTAGTACTCGATCATGCTGAGATACTCAACGATATCGAGCGTACCCGTGTTGTCTACATTGTTGTAGTTGAACGACTTAACATCGGAATCGACGGCGGGGCAAGCGGTGCCCGTATCGGCGTCGATGTGGCCCGTGGTGATTTGGACATCGAGGCCTGGGAACGTGCCCGCGGCAACGGTGCCTTGCCAGATGTCAGCAACGAACTTGCGCTCGGCGTTGACGCCAGCAATAACCATTTCACTCATGGTCACGACGTTAAGGATTTGCGCCTGATTCAGCCCCGACGGCACAAGATCGGTCAAGCCAAGTACTTCACCTGCAAGTACAAGGTCTTTGAAGTCGCTACGATTGAGCTTGAGCATGACTTTGTCCATCTCAATCGTGTTGGTGTCGCGCCGGATCATGCCGAACCGGGCCGTAAGATTACAGCCCTTGACATACCCGGTGGGCGCGTCTTCACATGCATTCGTTGGTTCGGAACCAGTCGTGGCGGTGTAGCCGGTAAGGGTCGCAAAGCGAGGACTCTCGTCAACGCTAGGAACCTTGGCTAGCATACTGGCCAGCGACGGGCCCGAACGAACGTAGGCTGTTACAACTGTGCGGTCAATGCCAGGCGTCGAGAAGATACCACCAGTTCCGTGCAGTGGAGTCGCCGTCTGAAAGTTGGCCGCAGCCTTTTCTTTCGTAAGTCCAAGCAGCTGCTTAATGTGCGGCGGTGCTTGGGTGCGCTCTACGGCGCCCTTGAAATAATCATTCTTGGGCGCGGCGCCAGTCTCGATAGCAGCCATCTGCATTTCCATCAGTGCTGACTGCTTTTCGAGGACTTGGGTAAGCGTTCTAAGGATTTCCTCGGTCATCATTTGGCTCCCATAGAGACTCTAGTTAAATTGCCGCCAGAACAGACCGCCATTGGCGCCCGCCCCTTCGGCCTCATCAAACTCGGTTTCCTCGGGCTTGGCCTTGGCCAGGCTCGAGTTTCCATGAACAGCTGCCTCTTTCGTCCCGATAACAGATCTCGCTGGCTCGGACAACCGTTTCATGAATAGATCTACAATACTAGCAGTCGGGGTGTCTCCCGCCTGCTCGTCAGCTTTCTCGCTGGCGGGCTCGCTTTCGCTTGCCTGCTCGCGGCTGGCTTCCAGTGCGTCGATCCGGTCAGCTAGAGACTTGATTACTTCTCCAAGCTGCGCTTGCGAATCGAGTAGGGGGCCTACCACTGCGGCTAGAACTTCGGCTAGCTCTTCTTTTTCTGACTTAACGTCCTCGCCCTCGGGTTGCGTAGGTTCTTCCTCGCCCTTTTCTTCGGGCTGTGCGTCCTCGGCGTGCGCCTCAGCAGCTTCGATCTCGTCGACCGAATCTTCGTCCTTCACTTCAGACTCTGCTGGAGCTTCTTCCGTCTCTGCTTCGGCTTCGATCTCCTCGGTGGATACGTCCTCAGCAGCAGCGTCCGCAGACGCGTCTACAGTCTCTTCCTTGAACTCAATACCCTCGGCGATTGCCGATCCGGCTTTGACGTCAAGATCCGTCTCCAGCTTCTTAGTGAGGTCTTCGCCAAGGAGACCTACGACTTGGGCGCGCTTTTCTGCGGGCACAATAGCCATTGTTTCCTCCTTCAGAATGCGAAACTCTGTCCTTTTATTGGCTGCGGCGCGCCTTGGCAGTACACTTACCTCCGTGGACACATACGCTGTAATGACTGTTGGGTCTTCCTTGGAGCGCTCTATATATTCTGACGGCATACCGTGTGACATCGCCAGGTCTTCGTTCGAGTTCATTAAAGCGAGAGCGAACTCTTCCTCGATAGTACCTGCGGCGATGCTAAACCCGGCGTCGTCGTAAGCGAGAAGGTCGGCTTTACCAATTGGGGATTTGATATGCCACACGTACAGGTCAGGGTACGGTAGTTCGCCTTTCTCAACTCGCTCGATAAAATCGACATGTGCCTTTTCGGACAGGATCTCTGCTGGGCGGTCGTCGTCGCGGAATTTATTAGAGAAAACGCCAAGCCAGCGATATTCCCCGCTTTCGTCCTTCCAGATAAAGAACCCGTTCTTATTAACGTTGTCGATCTGATCTTCGTCGGATGCTTTTTCTTCTTCTTCTTGCATCCCTTCTTCTTGTGGTGAAAGGTCTTCGTCCTCTTCTGGGAGGCGCTCGACCATTTCGTTGGCCAATCTCTTAATCCTAGCCGCCGTGTCCGGCGCTGGCCAGCTAAGCACATTTCCTACCAGCGACATAAAGTCGCTAACGACTTTCGTGATTGCACTTGTCTTTTCTGAGTACTCTCTGAGTTCATCCAAATCGTCGAAGCTTTCCGGGCCGTACATCATTGCCTCTTCTAGGCCTTTTTCCTGTATGGCCTTTTTGATTTCTGGCTCCAGATCTGGAAACTGCAGAGAACCCACCTTTGTCGGTTCGTGGGCTGCGTTGTCGCCAAACACGACATGTGCCGTGTTGTCAGAGAATGTGGTTGTGCTCTGTTTTTCTAATGTCATTGCTCCCTTCTCCGTGTTCGCGTTAATCGCGGCGGCGTGATCTATTGCTTCTTGCTCGGTATCGTGCTCTCCGCCAGGCACGGTAGAACCATCTGGTTCCTTAACGCACCATTTGTCACCGCACTTCCCAACACGAACTGGCATTTTGGCTCCCCCACATGACCAATTCTAACTACCTGATTAGATTAGGTCAACTGGCGGTATTCTACGCACCATATTATGTGTTGTCAACCTGAGCAGAGGAAAGCAACGCGTCGAGCACGTCGTCGTTACAATTGCCCTCTGTTTTCTTGATTGGATGAACTTTTTCTACCTTCGGCTCCATCCATCTTACCGGATCATTCCGGTCTACTAACACGGTAAGTGTAAGTATGGCCAGTCCTTTGTTCCCGCTACACGCCGCCTGAGCGGCCCGTATCGGATTCAGCCAGGACTGCTTTATATCACTTGTGGCTCCGTCCCGTTTCATCTTTTTCTCCAAGATTTTCCGCGCAGTGAGCGCAGCATTTTACCGGATTCCTTCTCTACAAACTCCTTGGCGAGCATCTGTATTACCTCGTCGAACCTTCTGGCTTGCACGCCGGGGTGATGTACCTCGAACGTAACTTGCCATGGACCAGACTTCACCCATTGCCCACCACCTAGTCTGCCTCTTGCTGTGGCTGGCGAGTACCTGGCCCTGAACCTAAGAACTAGCCCGCCTTGTGGATTCCTGGCCTGTATTATCCTTGGCCTTACCCCCCAATTTACATACGAATATATTGTATTATCTGGCGTTCCCTCTAGGACACCTACTACGACCTCTGTGCTTGCGCCAGATCCGCTCTGGCGTCTTGATGTTGATGGCGAGTGGTTGTTGAATCCTTGAAAAGATTGTCTGAACAGTTCGTCTACGTAATCCGCTGTCGATAGCGTCAGACCTCGCCATGCGTCCTCCCATGTCTTTATATTAAGAGATGCCTTGTCTCCGACTGGTTCTATCTTTATCTTCATTGCCTGCTTGCCCGCTGCTTGCAGCTAGCTGGCGGGCGCCAGCGTGCAGTCGCAGTACCTGCCAGTGCATTCTAGGTTCCCGCTTTGTGGTAGCTTTCCGCCCTTCGCCCACTCTGCCCTGGTCTTGGTTTCTCCGTCGAAACCAAGGCAGTCCCCGCAATGCTTTTCCGTCGCCCCGATAATCCAGGTGACCTCTTCGTTTTGCTTTCCCTCTGACTCGACAAACCCTAACCAGTACAAGCTCTTTGCGTGATTTATGACTCGTGTCGTAGTGGCAACCATGTCGTTTCCGCTGGCTTTTCTGTCAAGTATGCTGTCAATGGAGTCCAGAAATTGCTGCTGTGCTTCTTCAATGGTTGCTTTTTGCTTGTCCGACATCATCCCGGACTCCATTTCCGCGCCTTCTAGCCAGAATGACAGAAAGGCGAGGAGAACGATCTGTTTTAGGCGGTCCCTGCTAGGCTCTTCCTTCGCAAACTCGCGTTTAAGATCGCTCTCCAGCTCGTCGACCATGTCGTCAATTGACGACTGCTTGACGCGCATTGACTTGGGGTTCATTGGTGGCACCAGTGTTCCTTCCCGGGCCTCCGTCGGCACGTTAGGCTTATTTCCCCCGTCGTCCTCGCCTTCCCCCTCCTGGCCATCGCCTGGTTCGTCGTCTGGTTTCTTGCCTGCTTGCTCCGCCTGTTCACGAACGTCGTGGATATCGTGAGATATGGCGCCGGGAGCAAGGGCCATTTCTTCGAACGTCATCGGCTCTTCGTAGTCTTCGTATTCTTTGTGCAGCCAATGCAGCGCGGCCAGGCACTCGTCGTATCTTCCCCGTTTCCGTCTACTCGTAGTTGTCGCTAGCTCTATCAGGACCTTGGCCATCGCTTCGTCAATCGCATCCAGCATTTCGTCTTTGTCGTTCAGCCTGAGTGCGGTTGGAAATTCAACGCCAAGATCCAGTAGTTTTTTGTATGGGTCGTCCTTTTTGTAGAAGAGGACGCTGATGTGCTGCCCGCTCTCAAGCCTGCCAGCCTCCAATTCCATTTGGCGGAACTGGTCGCGCTCCAGGTCTCCCTTCTCGACCATCTGCTCTCTGGCTGTGCGAACCGTAATCGTCTCGGACTTCAGGGCGCGCTCGCTGTTGCGAGAACGGATGTCCTTATTAAGGGCCTCTCTTTCGTCCTGGTAGTCGTCCGACCAGTCTGACACCATGGCCAGGTGCGGTGGTAGGAATTTCTGCCCAAGCTGCTGATCTAGTTCTTGGTGGAACTCGGCGGGCAGTTTACCTCTCTGCCTGCTCTCTTGCATGTCACCGCCGCGGCTAGAACTTGCTCCGGAAATCGGCCAAACCTCTTGTATGGGTATGCCGAACGCAGCGGCCATGCCGTACATGGCAAATGTGACGCTTGTTGATTCGTCAAACGGATCGAAGTCGTTCAGGTCGACGGTATCGAGCTTTGCGTTTACATCCTCGCTACCTATGCCAACAACCCTGGAGTACCTGGACAGGTTCTGATTCGTCATGGCCCTATTTGCGGCCAGAACGGCCTGCATGATTTCGGTACCCTTGAACCCTGAGCCTACAAGCATTTTTGATATTGGCCTACTGCCAAGTTTTTCCTGCTTGTGAACCATTATATCGTAGAGATGTTGCGCAAACTGTAGTGAGCGACTGACAGCTGAGAAACCAACGCCGTTTCTGGTGGAGTCAGACGATGTCATCTGGGACATGTATATAACTCGCGTCCTGTGCAGTTTGTATCCCTTTCCGTTCTCGTTGTAGTCGTGATAGACAACCGGGTATATCGGGTGCCCCGTTCTCCAGCAGAACCTAGAATCAAGATGGCGCACGGCATGAGGTAGTCCCTCTATGGGCCCGTCGGGATCTCCCGGCCCAATCACTTCCATGAATCCGCCATTGTCTTGTGTGAGGTAATCCTCCACATATCTTGTCTTCGCGATGAGAAGGCTTTCCCCGAACTCAGACACATTCATGAGCAGGTATGTGAGTAACTCTGCCTGCTCGGCGTGCGAAACAATGGATGGATCCTTTGGAACAACCCTCATCGGCGTGTTTACAAGCATATTCTGCGCCGTATAAACCATCATTGATAGATGGCTAGATTTCTTCCAAAAGTTGCGTAGAAAAATATCCCTATCAAAGCTCCACCATGGGGGAGCTATTTGGGCCGCGCCAGCCATCAGTGGAAGGATTGGTATCCCGACATCGACCCTGTCTCGCGTTTCGCCTATCGCGTCTTCTATGCTTTGTTCTACGGCCTGTAATACTAATGAGTCTGTCATTTCGGCCTCTTATATCAGTACCGCTACGCTAACGGTACCTGACTCGTAGGAAACCATGCCGTCCATTGACATTGGCATAAAATCATCTTCTTGTATCCGGGTTTCCTCTGCTAATTCTACATCGTCAATGGTCGCAACGTCCACTTCTGCTGGTCCGCCGTGTACGATATCCCATACGCCCATCCTCATACAGTCCGGGCCGTGGTCAAAATCCTTAACAACTCGCCCTGTTTTTGGATTGTTTTTGTATGAGACAAGCTCGCCACGAAGGAACGTGCAACGAGGGTGTATTATCATGCGTCGCATCCCGTTCTTGTCAGGGGCCAGGAATGTATTTACTTCCTTGTTTCCGTCGTCGACAGGAACGGCATTGTATGTAACATCCGACGGCGAAACCCCCCACGCGGCGTTGAGTTCCTCCTTTAGATGTTTTCCGAGACTTGGAGAGGCTTTGTCATAAAGCACGCGAGTTGGCCTGGGCCACTTCATTGACTTGCATATCCCGATCACCTTTTTGATATGATCCGGCGCGAGCATTTGCACTTCGTAACTCTCGCCAAATATGGCTACTCTCCCGTCACCCCTTAGTTGGGCAATAAGAACAACTCTCGGGTGGCTTTTCGCCTTGAATACTTTTCCGGACGAGGCGAGCTCTCCGGAATATCCATCGTCAACCCACCAGACAACGGGGCCAGATCCGGGAACGTAGTCTGCAAGCAGTCTCACGTTCCCCTCGATCCTGTACTCGCTGTCATCCTCCGCGTTCCCGAAGTCGTCAAGAAATGTGTCGAGAACGAGATCGCCTGCCTGCACCCATTTACCGTCGCGAAGCCTATCTCTCTCTATGCCATGCATAGAGTCAAGGCTGTCCTGGTAGTCCCCTGGGTTTGACGGGTTATCTTGCGCCTTGCTGTAAAACACTCTCGCCTCAAGGCCAAGAATAAGCCTCTGGTAAATCCAGTGCGTTGGCGCGTCTGGATTTGTAGTCAGGATTATCTGGCGCCATGGCGCGGCGTTACCCCGCATGCGACCCTTCACTTCTTCGAAATCCGCCTCGTCGAACTGGTGCGCCTCCTCAAACCAGGCTATATCCACGCCGCCATCCTGGCCGACAGAGCGTATGGCCTCTCGCTGATCGTCGGTAGCCATGCCGCCGTAGACAATAACACTGCCATTCCAGTACTCGAATCTTCGCTCGGTTGAGTTGTGGCGTATCTGGCCGTTCTTCATCATCCGACTGAAGACGGCGCTTTTCAAGAACGCCACAGTCGAATTGAACATAGATGTGCGGGTCTTGCGGAGAATTAGAGCCGTTGCCCCGGGGTATTTCAGACAGAACGCGTGTATTTTTTCGGCGGCGACGCGGCTCTTACCACCGCCGGCGCTGCCGGTCAGGAGCATAACCGGGCCGCGATACATAAGCGGCCTGATCTGCCAGTGATGCGGCTTGAACACATCCGTAAATTTGTATGTCTTGTCCTCGTCAGCCTTGCCCACTCTCGAGGCGTAGGCACGCCTAGACCTTCCATTACTGTGTCTAAGCTCGCTTACCATAGCTCCCCCCCCGGGGGCTGCCCTAAAGAATATCTTCCATTCTTTGCAGTTTATTTGTAAGGTTCGCGCCACCTAAGTCCCATGGTTGCGCGAACCTCGTGAGACCAACAATTTTGTAATAAACCTGTCCGCTTTCCCTGTCGATTTTGACAATCTCTGGGTGGCTGACGGTTATCTGCGCCGTTCCGTTACCATGCGAGTATAGCATTTCTACCTGTCCGTCAGGCAAAACGACGCCGCCGATACCAAGTCTTTCGACTTCTTCGCGCCATTGCCTGCTGTGCCATTTTACTGGATGATCCAGCCATGCGGCGCGCTCTGGGATTTCAGGTGCCATTTATTTCTTTCTTGCGCTACGGACGTCAAGTGTCTTCTGGCCCTCTCGGCCAGCAGAAGCCACGCCGAATCCGGCTACGAATGCGGCCAGGTATCCGGCAACGCCGAACGACCCGACCAAGTCTAGTTGGGTAATGCCGCCGCTAAGCGCAGCAAAGACAAGGCCCGCAATAGCGGCAATAACTTGCCCTTTCACCTTCTCGAAATCAAACGACTGCGGCTCCTGGAAGTACGCTAATGCGTACGGCCACACGACGCGAGAGACAACACCCAAGATATATAGTAGTGCAAGAATCGCGTTAGCGGCTTGCGGTGTAAGTTCAACCCCTTCCATTACAGTCCTCCACTAAGTTCTGCTTCCGACAATTTGCGGGATGCTTGTGCCTAGCCAAACTTCTCCGGTTCCTGTTTGCCAGCCCCAGGCTGCGTTACTGGCCGAAGCGACAAAGTACGTAACCCCAAGAACATCCGCTCTTTTCTTGAGCTCTCTCCAGAAGTCAATGTACTCCTGTCCCTTTCCGGCCTGATCGGTCGTAGCCCGATTGTTGCTGGCCTCTGTAACGATAATTGGCTTGTTTGGATACAGCTGTCTATAGGCGTCAAGCTGTCCCAGGGCCACACTCATTGGCCAAACGTCTTTTTGCCAGTACACATGTACACCCAGTACATCGCAGGCGGCTATTGCCTCAGCAGCTTCTTGGACGAATCTCGTGCTATCATATCTGATTCCGGCCACGTCTCCGCCAGGAGAGAGGCCTGGAAATACAAGTTTCATTTCCGGTAGGGTTGTCCTGTAGCTGCTAATAACAGGCAATAGCCAATTTGAAAACTGGCGACCGTCTGACCATGAATACCCCAACCCCTCTTGAACGAGGTTTGGCTCATTGTGAAGTTCTCCGTAAACTTCACGCCCACCAAGAATCGGCATATATCTTACCACATCGGGCATGTTCCATTCAACAAACTGGCTGGGGGTTATGTTTCGTTCCCAGCCATCCTGGTAAACACGAATGACAAATGGCGCTGCTGGCCGCTTGCTTGCTAGCTGGCTCGCATGCTCCGGGGGCAGATTGCTCAATATTTTCACCATGTCTATCTTCGCCGTAGCGAACATGTCCGCCTCGCCAGCCGCTAGCCCGGGATCCGCGCTGGCATGCAGGCCAAGGCGAGCGGGCCCGCTGGCTGGCGGTGGCTCAATAGGCGGCTCGGTCGGGAGCTCCCCGGTTAAAGCTGGCCACCACTCGGGATACGTGTCGCCAGGGCATTGGGTCGAGGCGCCGGGCGCGTCCCTGTGCGGTATCAGCGGCTTCGTGATTGTCGGAATCTCGCGCTTCAAGTAGGCGATAAGTTGCCTGCACGCTGCAAGCTGGGCGTTTGATGGCCAGGTGTACATAAAGTTGCCCTGCATACAGATGGCCATTCCATACGGGTTTGCGTAATTGGAATGATAGGACAGCGTCTCTGGGTAGTTCGTCATGTAAATCTTACCGGCGCCGTCGATGACAAAGTGGTAACCGATCCCTGGCCAGCCCTTCCCGTTCACATGGTACGATGCGATGTTATAGATTGACTGAAAAGGATCGCCTGTCGTGTGGTGTATGATAAGCTGTGTTATATCTGTTCGCGGCCTGGTTGAGTAACTCGACGTAGTACTCTTCGGTAGGTCGTCGACGATATTGTGTATTGTCGGATCTCCGGGGAGAGGCCCATTATCGCTGCGAATCCACACCGTGTATGGAAGCAGGAACGGGCAGTTGGCCTCCATCCACGCATAGTCAAGGCCTGTTCCGATCAGGTGGCCGTCCATAATGACAAGCCTGCTATCGGTGTATCCTTTCTGGACAGCTGTCTTGATGGCGTCCATGGAATCTGTATGTGTCCAACCCTCGTATCCGATAATGACTTTCCCCACACCAGAGATGTCAACGCCGCTGACCATCAACTTCTTCAGATACGCCCATTGAGCATCCGACATTTCGCGTGGTCTTAGCAAGTGAAATCTTGTATTCTTGTCTGTGGCGATACAATCGCCTTGTACAGGTGGTGACACTTCATCCTCCCAATCTATATACTCATTCCATGTCAGGGCCAAGTCCCCGACGGGTGCAATAAGTTTCTGTGCGCTGTTGGCGATTTCGCCAAATCCTGGGCCTAGATACCACAGGGCGCCACCGTAATTTTGTCGGAGCTTGCCGTACTCCCAGGCAATGTTGGCTATGTCTGATATCGCCCTTTCTGGAACGGGAACCTTGTCGTGCTCCCAGCCCCATTCCTTAATGACGAATGGGACATCCTTTATCCCAAGGGAGTCACAAGCGTCTATGAACTTTTGATATCGACCAACGAGCCACGGGTGCCAGCGGTATATATCATTCACGTCGTAGCTGTACTCGTGAAACGCCACCGCTGCGCGGTCGTTATTTGCGGCGACAAATCGTAAATACTCTGCCATCCCGGGCGTGAGCCACTGTTCCGGCTCGGGCTCGCCACTTGCCCAGCCAATACCTAGTGGCTTGTATCCAGCTGCGATTGCTTGCTCCGACCAGCGCTTGCAGAATCTGCCTATCCAGTCCGACTGGTTTTTGTCCACTTCATTCAGGAAGCTGAGGTAGACATACTCCTTGTCGAATTCCTCCGGTATGACCTCTGACACGGCGGCGTAGTGAAGGTCTGCTTCGTACAGCGGGTCTCCGGTATAACCATGCAGTGGCGTATCGAATTTTGTCGTGCGCCATACGATAGTATGCTCTATACCGCTGGCCCTGGCGAGTACGGCGGCGTCCTTGGGGTAGGCGTCCGCCGACACAATAACAAACCGGATACCAGCGGCGTCGAGAGGTCTCATGAAGTCCTCGACAATACCTGTTGCGTTTCCGCCAGGCCCCAGGTGGAAACCTATGGGAAATATCTTACCATGCCTAAGGTTGCTCATCGTCACTCCCTGCTTCGAGTCGCGGTTGTTCTTCAACTTGCCCGTCTACAATATCGTCGTCATCCCAACTGTCGGGAGACCAGCCACGATATCCCTTTACCTCAATCTTCTGTTCCATCTGAATGGCGTGCAGCTCAGGCGCGTAAACACCAAGTATCTTGCGCCTGTCTTGCTGGACCTTGTGTATGAGGGACAGAAACTGCGGGTTACCCGCGCTTCCCTCTGTTATCTGCGTAATCTTATGGACAAACGTTTCCTCGTCTTCCCCGACGCTCACGCTCCGCTCAATTGCGTTAGCGATAATTGTTTCCAGGACTTCCTCAGTCACGTAGTCGTTCTTATCCGCTAGCTCGCGAGCAAGCGAGCCTGCAAGCTCGGCTCGCGTGGCTTGCGCGATCTGCTGGCTCAGGCGCTCGATAATCTCTTTCTCTTTTGGGCGCAGGCTGTTCCGCCAGGCATCCCATAGCTCGCCTTCAAAGATATCAAGGCGCTTGAGCTCGACGGCCCGCGCCTCTTCCATCTTTTCTTTTGTCTCCTCTACAAGTTGCTTTCGGAGTACCTGAAGGTCATATCTTACGGTCCTGTCCGGTATCTTGCGACCGTACTGCATTAGGAATAGCTCGGACAGCTCAGCGGATGACGCGCCCGGGTTTTTGATGGCGAGGGCGGCCAGCTTGTGTCTATCGTCTAGAAGTTGCAGTTCGCTTCTTCTGTTGGCTGTACTCATACTCGTCCTCCAGTGCTAGATTATACGATTATTATTGTTGGTTGGCGAATCGGTGATATACTTGACGCATGAATAAAAAGAGAAGCGCAGCAATTGCCACGGCGGTCGTACTCGCAGTAACGCTCACACTAATCATAACAAAAAAAGAGAAAGAAATCGACGTCGTGCCGGAAGGTACCCAAGTAAACGTGGTGTATCTACCACTCGTCGTCGGCGCCACCGGGCCAATTCCAGACTACCCACCGGCAAAGGCTAATTTGGCGATAGGTACATGGTACGACGGGCATTTGATGAATGAATTCGTGCCGATTCACGCAGAAGCTCTTGGGCTTGGGCAGTCGTACCAATGGCACAATTGGTCTGTGTTTGGTGACGATTATGGAACATTTGTTCCAATGGTGTACTCGCCGAGCCTGGGGAACCTGGACAGGATCCCGGAAGATTATGATGGCTACATCATGTTCGCTAATGAGTGCGACCTCGTCGAGCAATGTAACGCAAGTCCGCTTGATGTAGCGAGGATGGCGGTGGACATCCAGGCCAGGTGCGGCGCATGCACGCTCATTGGCCCGGCGTACAGCGCCAGCGACAACGGCCTTCTGTCAACGCAGTGGTATTACGAGTTTGTCAAGCTTGGCGGAGACACAGATCGACTAGAGCCATCGCTCCACCTGTACCCGTATGCCGTCAGCAACCCGATAGACAGGATAGACGAGTACTATGCAAACTACCTGGAGCGAACCGGCCAGGGCGAAAAGAAGATCCATATAACAGAAATTGGATGGCAGCAATGCTACAGCCTTGACGGGTTTGCGTTCTGGCTGGATTCTGTGCTCAAAGACGAAAGGGTGGAGTCGGTGTATCTCTATTCGTATTTGTTTGGGACAATCTCGAACAAGGGGTGCAGCTTCAGCCCGCTGGTCGTGGCCAACGGAGTTCTCACGCCCGCAGGAAAAGTCGCGAGGGACGCTATAGAGAACAATTAGAGATTGATAAATAAGTGTATTTTTCATTGGACGACTAGATTTCTATGGTATAATGTCAAGATGGACACACAAAAACCATCCAGCAAGACAGACATAATAGTAGAGAGTCTATCCAGGGCATTTGCCGAGGGCCTCGATGTCGGCATTGTCACCAAGCATGGCTACATGTCGCTCGAAGAGTGGCTGATCATGAGGTATGGCGTTCCGTCGATAGAGCCGTCCGGCGCCATAAGCAGCAAGCTCGCCGCTAGCTTGCTTTTGCTGGCATTGCTCGCGGTGCTAGCGCTGGCGGTGACGCAATGAGAGACACGTACTTTAAGTTCATGGGCGACTACGGGCCGATGGCGGCAATCAGGCAGCGAGAGCAACTTGGCGGCGTCACAGTCCTGATGGCTGTTGAGTCCGGAAGTAGATCGTGGGGCTTTGCAAGTAGGGACTCGGATTACGACGTGCGCTTTGTATACATGCGCGACGCAGAATTCTATCTCAGACTACAGGATGTTGACGACGTTATCGAGGTAAGCGCAGAGCACGACGGAATCCTGGTCGACGCAGTTGGTTGGGATATTCAGAAATTTCTAAGGTTGGTCAAGAAAAGTAACGCGCAGCCGTTCGAGTGGCTCTTCACTTGCCCCGTATACGCATCGTCAATAAAAGAGCTTGAATTTATTGACAAGGCGCGGATGGTAACGATGAATTACCTGAACTGGCTACAGATGGCCTACCACTATCGCGGAATGGCAACCAAACACTGGTACCGATACATCGAGGGCAAGGACGAGGTGACGCACAAGAAGTACCTGTACTTGCTCAGGGCGATCTTTAACATGCTGTGGTATTTGAACAACGAGGGTTTCATCCAGCAAGTTGCGCCCGGAGAGACCACAGGGGTGCTCGAGTCGCTTTCCCCCGTGCATGTTCCGCTTAGGGTAAGAGAGGAGTTCTACGATCTTATCTCGGCGAAGAAGAGCGGAAAAGAGTTGGGACTCGACAGGCCTAACCAGGTATTT